CAGAAAGAAACACAGACGACTAACTCACCACTTCAGGAAGTCGCATCCATTCTCGCCAACGGCATCATCCGCCTGAAAAAGAAAGGGAAACTGAAATAATGCGGTACGGGAGCATTTGCAGTGGAGTAGAAGCGGCAACCCTTGCCTGGGAACCGATGGGCTGGAAACCGGCGTTTTTCGCCGAGGTTGAGCCATTTCCGTGTGCGGTACTGATGCAGAAATTCGGCGCGACGAAGCCGAAACGCGTGCTGGTGCCGGATGAAGCAGACACGGCAAAGGAACGCAAGCAGCGCGAGCTGTGGCAAAAACAAATCGCCAAGTTCCCGGAGGGCGGAAGTATTCCGAACCTCGGGGATTTTACAAAGATCACAAAGGAGGATTATGACGGAAAAATCGACTTGCTTATCGGAGGCCCGCCCTGCCAGTCGTATTCATGCGCGGGGCTTAGAAAGGGACTTGATGATCCGCGCGGCAACCTCTCGCTTGAGTTTGCTCGACTGGCTTACCGCCTTGAATCACGATGGTTTTGTCTTGAAAATGTCCCAGGGATGCTGTCACAAAGCAATGGCCGGGCCTTTGCTGAAATACTATCGGCTTTCTGCGGATGGGAAGTTGAAGTTCCTGTGCTCAGAAGAAAGAAAAACGGCGAAGTCGTCAGAGGCTGGAAGAAGTCCGGCGTCGTCACTCCCGCTCCCGGAGGATACGGGCTGGCATGGCGAACTCTTGACGCTCAGTTCGTGCGAGTGGACGGGTATTCACGGGCTGTTCCTCAAAGACGAAGGCGTCTCTTCCTTATCGGAAGTATTGGAAGCTGGGAACGTGCCGCGGCGGTACTTTTTGACGAAGAAAGCCTGCGAGGGAATACTCCGCCGGAGCGAAAAACGAGGCAAGGAGCTTCCTGTGGATTTGAAGTCGGCCCTGCTGGAGGTCGTCAATCTGACGTAAGTGCCACCCTTGATACGAAGTGCAAAGACGGGGCGGTCCGCAACCAGACGGGCATGCTTTGCATGGCTCACGGTCAGGGCAATGCGGAGCTTTTGAGTGAGAAATCCCCCACGTTGAACTGCAACCATGAAGCTCCGATTATCTGCCGTGAATCCGGACAGGGCTTTTGGCGGCAGGATGAAGCATCCGGCACAGTCAAGGTTAATGGCGCTGAACCGACAACCGTGGTCTGTCTGAACAACCGCCCGCAGGAATTCAAAACCGAGGAACAGATTCATTATCCGCTTCGGGCTACCGATTATAAACAGCCTCCGGTTATCTGCTACGAAAACCATCCGAATGATTCCAGGATAAAGGAACTGACTGAAGGTGTGTGTCCGCAGATAAATGCCCGGGCCGGTACCGGCGGTGGAAATTTGGGCTTAGTGCTGCATGTCGCCGGGTTCCTGCCGGGGCAAGGGCAGAAAGCGGGGAGCATAGGGTACGAGGATGATTTGGCTCCGACGCTGCGCAGCGGATGCGACAACTACGGCGTATTTAAAAGCTACGCCATAGCCGAAAACATCATCAACCGCAAAGTCAAAAACGGCGGCAACGGGACCGGGGTAAAAGAAGGTATTCAATACACCTTGAACACAGTTTCACCGCATGGCGTTTCCTACAAATCCGTGGTTCGCCGGATGATGCCTGTTGAGTGTGAACGCCTGATGGGCTTTCCGGATAACCACACCAGAATCGCCTGGAACGGCAAAGGTGAAGAAGAATGCCCTGATTCCCATCGCTACAAAGCCTGCGGGAACAGTTTCTGCACAAACGTAGCCAGATGGGTCGGAATGAGAATTCAAATGGTGGAGGATTTTTACAATGAGCGAACTTGAACAGAAAATCAAAGACAACGCGTCCGGGCCGAAATCGGCGGAAAGCGATGGACAGAAAGTCGAGCAGCATTCCATCAAAGACCAGATCGAAGCGGACCGCTATCTGAACTCGAAACAGGCCATGAAGAATAAAAGTCTGGGAATAAGAATCAGTAAACTGTGTCCACCGGGAGGCGCGTAATAGTGAAGCCAGAAGGTAAATATCTTTACTATCCTGACGGCAGAAGGATGGAAATAAAAGCTTCTCCCCGGCCCGTATTCAGGCCGCATGGGATTTCCGGCTGGAACCGGCAGGTGACGGCGCGGTTCGACGCGGCGCAGACCACACACGACAACCGCCGTCACTGGGCAGCGGCCGGGAACCTGAGCGCCGATGCCGAAGCCTCTCCCGTAGTCCGGCAAATTCTGCGCAACCGGGCCCGGTACGAGATTTCCAATAACTCGTATGCGAAAGGCATCGTCCTGACGCTGGCGAACGACGTTATCGGTACCGGGCCGAGATTGCAGATGCTGACTTCGGATGACGTATTCAACCGCCGGATTGAACAGGATTTCATGCTATGGGCAGCGGCAGTGCGGCTGCCGGAAAAACTCCGCACCATGCGGATGGCGAGGTGCCAGGACGGCGAAGCTTTCGGGATCATGGGAACGAACCCTAAAGTCCCGCACGAAATCCAGCTTGATTTGATGCTGCTTGAAGCAGATCAGATTGCCAGCGGATTCGCTTTGAGCATGGATAAATACGAAGTCGACGGAATAATCATGGACAGTTTCGGCAATCCTGACCTTTACCGGGTGCTGAAGTTCCACCCCGGCGGCGCCAGTTTCAACCGTTACGACGACGCGGTGACTATTCCTGCTGAATCCATGCTGCATTGCTTCCGCGTTGATCGTCCCGGACAGCATCGGGGAGTACCGGAAATGACTCCGGCGCTGCCGATTTTCTCGCAACTGCGCCGCTTTACGCTGGCGGTACTCACAGCGGCCGAAGCGGCGGCTGATTTTTCCGGGATTCTCTACACGGACGCGCCGCCCAACGGCGAGGCTGACGAAGTCGATCCGATGGCGCTGGTCGAACTCGAGCGCAATATGCTCCTGACCATGCCCGGCGGCTGGAAGATGGCGCAGCTCGACCCCAAGCAACCGGCGACAACATATGCAGAATACGTCGACAAACTGATTGACGAAGCGGTACGCTGCATCCTGATGCCGAGCAACATCGCCAAAGGAAATTCGAGCGGCTACAACTATGCCAGCGGCAGGCTTGACCATCAGGTTTATTTCAAGGCCATCCGGGTGGACCAGTCGTTTATCGCGTCTGTGATTCTGGACAGGATTCTGCACTCCTGGCTGCGGGAATATTTCCTGCTGCATCCGGTATTCGAAATGAATTATCGCTATCCGCTGCCGCAGCACGCCTGGTTTTGGGACGGCAATTCGCACGTCGATCCGATGAAGGAAAGCCGGGCTCAGGATATCCGGCTCAAAAATCATTCCACAAATTTGGCTTTGGAATATTCCCTCGCGGGCAGAGACTGGGAATCGGAACTCCGTCAGGCGGCGCGGGAAAAGAAGCTGATGCAGGAACTCGGACTGACCGATGAAGACATAACCCTTTTACGAAATAACCACGCCGAAAAGGAGGACAACGCTATGAACGACGAATAAAAAAATAATTTTTCAGATACTGCACAGCTTAACGCGGCAATACGAGGTTAGGCGCTGCTTGGCTAGGCGGGGCAATGCGAGGCTGGGCGTGGCAAGGCAAGGTGAATTTTTAATCAAAAAAAGGAAAAACAGGACATGGAAGAATTTCTCATTATCGAAGCTGCTGCTGACAATGGCGGCAAACCGAAAGTTATGGGACTGGCTTACGGCGGCGGCAAAATGAATCTCCCCGGCTGGAAATACCCGGTGGTGGTCGATCTGGCGGGAATGGAAATCCCGGAACAGGTACCGCTCCTGGCGAACCATGAAAACAAGGTGGCGTCACGAGTCGGCATGGTCGCGGCGAAAATCGTGAACAATACGCTGGAAATCGAAGGCAATATCGTCGCCAACGGAGAACAGGCCGACGACATCGTCGCCCAATCCAAGGCCGGGGCTGACTGGCAGCTCAGTATCGGAGCCGAGGTCAAAAAATCTGAACTGGTCAAAGGCAAACGCATCGTCAACGGTCAGGAACATTCCGGGCCGTTTTATCACGTCGGCGAATCGACGTTGAGGGAAATTTCGGTGATTCCGGTCGGCGCGGACGGCGGCACAAAATTAAAGGTCGCGGCCAGCTTCAATATCGGCAAAGAACCGGATGAAAAAGAACCGGAAAAGAAAATTACTGCAAAGGAGGAAAAAACTGTGGCAGCGGAAAAAAAGATCAACCCTGAAACTGAAATCAAACCGGAAAAAACGGTTGTTGCCGATGGTGACGTCGCGCTCCAGGCAATTCGTATCGAGCGTGAGCGCGTGGGAAAAATCCAGGCGATCTGTGCCGGAGAATACGCCGACATCGAACGCCAGGCGATCAGCGCCGGGTGGACTCCGGAGGAAACTTCGGAAAAAGTCCTGAAGGCCTTGCGGGAGAACCGCCCGGCTGCCGATGTCAACATCATTGTCAAACGCAAACCTGCAGGTGACCGTCTGCGGAAAAACCTCGAGGCGGCCATGTGCCTGCGAGTGGGAGTTCATGCCGAAGACCTGGTAGCTTCCTACGGTGAAGAAGTGGTCGAGGCCGGATCGAACGATATGGATATGCCGGTTAAACAACTGCTTATTGAATGCCTGCGTATGGATGGAATCGAACCGCCGCGCTCCTTCGGCAACGAAACCATCCATGCGGCATTCTCAACAGTGAGTCTGCCGGGAATCCTGAGCAACGTCGCCAACAAGAAGCTGCTGGACTCCTTCCAGGCGCAGCCGATCATTGCGACCAGACTGTGCAGCGAAGGCGATCTTTCCGACTTCAAGGAAAACCAGCGGTTCCGCTTGACCGACGTCGGGGATTTGGCGCCGATTGCGGCCGACGGCGAAATCAAGGAAGGTGGACTCTCTGAAGAAAAAGCTACCAATCAGCTTGACACCTACGGGAAAAAGTTCTGCCTTACTCGAAAAATGGTAATCGACGACGACCTCGGAGCGTTCATGAAAGTTCCAACCGCCATGGGCAACCGTGCGGCACGGCTGATCGACCAGTTGTTCTTCCGCAGGCTGCTGTCCAACCCGAACCAGTCCGACAACAGCGCTCTCTTCGCGGAAGCACACAAAAATCTGCTTTCCGGAGCCACCAGCGTTCTCGCGGCGGAAGGCCTGCGCCTGGCGATCAAACTCTTTCTGGATCAGGTGGACGCGGACGGCGAGCCAATCAGCATCGAACCAAAATTCCTGCTGGTTCCAACCGCTTTGAAACACACTGCCATAGAGCTGACCAAGGGGGCGACGCTGATTATGGCAGGCGGTGATACTCCCTCAATCCGTCCGGCGCTGAATGTGCTCGCGGATGAAAATCTCGAAGTGGTAAGTTCACCGTACCTCTCGAATCCCAAATACGCCGGCAACAGCGAAAATGCCTGGTATTTGTTCGGAAGTCCATCTCAGATAGACACTTTTGAGATCGGCTTTTTGAAAGGGAAACGCACTCCGACGGTGGAAAGAGGCGACACGGATTTCAACACGCTGGGGCTGTGGTTCCGGGTATATTTTGACCTTGGAGTCAGAGAGCAGGACTACCGCGGCATGGTCAGAAGTGCTGGACAATAACTCTCAACTCAAAGGGAGTGAAAGCTCCCTTTCTTTCAACTTTCAACTATAAAATCAGAGGTATTACATGCTTGCAAAATATATTCAAAGAGGACATGAAATCGACTTTACTCCCGAAACCGACGTGTCGGCGGGAGATGTGGTAATCATCGGCGATCTGACCGGAATCGCGAAACTGGATATCAAGGCGGGAACCCTCGGCGCTCTGGCGCTGGTCGGGGTGTTCGACATTCCCAAAGCGACTGGTGAAGGCACGGCGATTGCAGTCGGAACCATAGTGTTCTGGGATGCTGAAAATAAACAGATAACCACCACCGGCGGAGATAATAAATATCTCGGCAAAACCATCATCGCTTCAAGCGATAATGACGCTCATGCGCGGGTGATTATCAATGTTTCCCGTGATGTGCCGATCAGCGCGGCGGCGGCAATCGCCGATCCTGAAGCCAGTGCCGAGGATATCGATGACCAGTCCGGCGGCACGGCCAGTGAAACCCATCAACTGGCGGTGGTTGGGGATACTTCCACCGCTGACCAGTCCGGTGTGATCAACAACAACTTCGCCACCATCGGCGCAGAGTACAACGTCCTCAAGAGTGATGTTGAAGTTAACAACGGCAAACTTGACTCCATACTGGCGGCACTGCGGACGCTGGGGCTGATCGCTACCGAATGACGGATATGCTGAAAAACGGGCTTGCCTGGCTGGAAGCCCAGCGGAAAACCCACCTGACCGTGCCGGTAATTTACCGGCGCGGCGGGAATTCCGCCGAGGTGCCGGCAACTGTCGGCAAAACGGTGTTCAAAGTCACCGACGATTACGGCCGTTTCCAGTATATCGAGAGCCGGGATTTCCTCATAAGCGCCGCCGAACTGGTGTTAAATGATGCCAGAATCCTGCCCGAACCGGGCGATGAAATTATAGAGGATGGCTTCGTTTACGAGGTTATGGCTCCTAACAACGAGCCGGAATGGCGGTACTCCGACAGTTGCCGGAACACACTAAGAATTCATACAAAATTAACCGGAAAGGAGTAAATATGTCAAAGAAAAATGAAATAATCAAAATTCCGTTTTACGGAAATGAAATTGTCGTAATTGAAAAAAATGGCGAGCGGCTGGTCGCCATGAAACCCATCACGGAAGCATTGGGTTTGGAATGGCATAAGCAATTTGAATTAATTAATCGCGATCCTGTTCTATCCAAAGTAACCATTCCCGTTACGGGAATAGTTGCCGAAGATGGCAAACGGCGTAAAATGCTCTGTCTGCCCTTGAAATACCTGAACGGCTGGCTGTTTAAAGTTCCGGCGTCCCGGTATACGGGCAAAAAGCGTGAAACTATAATTCGCTACCAGGAAGAGTGTTATTCTGCGCTGTACGAATACTTTCACAATGGCGGAGCTGTAAACCGGAATATAAATCAGGATCAACTTGCAGATTTACTTCAGGCGGTAGCCTCCACGACAGCACACGCGGTATCCGAAGCTATGGGCAATAAAATCCTTGAGATTGCGCGGCAGGTTAAAAACTTTGAAAAGGTTGTCATTGATCTGCAAAAAGAAAACGCTCTGCTCAAAGAATTTTCTCCCAATGGTTGTCCCGGAGAAATTTCCAGGGTTACCGGATTGCCGAGGGATCGCTATGTGCGTGGCTATTACACCAGTAATAGAAGCGGAACTCCAGTCGCCAATTTGTATCTGCAGCTTGAATTACCGCTGGGAATTTAGAACAAAACTTGGGAATGAATAATTATGGCAAAGAAAAACAAAATAATCAAAGTCCCGTTTTACGGAAATAAAATTGTAGTAATCGAAAAAAACGGCGAACGTCTGGTCGCCATGAAGCCAATCGTGGCGGCATTGGGCTTGGAATGGAGCGGACAGCTTAAGCTTATAAAGAACGATCTTGTCCTTCACAAAGGTATGGTTGTAACGTCCATACCTTCGGAAGGCGGAGTTCAAGATACTGTTTGTCTGCCTTTGGAATATCTGAATGGCTGGCTGTTTAAAGTTCCGGCTTCCCGTTACAAGGGCTGGAAGCGTGAAGCCATCATCCGCTACCAGAAAAAATGTTACCGGGCGCTTTATGATTACTTTCATCATGGCACCGCGGTCAATCCGGGAATTACCTTTAAACAGGTTACCGGCGTTCTTAACAAATTACTGGACAAGCTGGATCAGAAAGACGACGTCATACGAGAGCTTGAATGTGAATGCCGGAACCAGCGGGAAATTATCAACGCCGTAATTTTCGGTCCGAAACTTATCCTTACCCGGCAGTGTTGCGGAAAGCATAAAGCGAGAAAATCCAAAAGCCGTATGCGGACAATCTTCGGCTTTTTCATCGGGAGAAAATAATTATGCCCAACGGAAATGACAACCCCGATTTGCGTGACGTCTGGACTGCGGTCAATGAAGCCAGGCGGGAGCTTGCCGAGCTCAAGGGAATGTTGAATGTGCATTTTTCGGATCATAATATCCACCACAGCCCGCCGTGCCATGCGGCGGAGGATATGCGCAAAACCATGCTCTCGGCGGCGGGTGCTGCAATCCTGGCATTGCTAGCCGCCATCGGTTCGATCATCACCACAGTTATGAGGTGAGTTATGGCATTGCTTATCGACATAGCCGACGCCGTGGCTGCGGAACTGAATAATGCGGAGCTTTCGCTGGAATTTACCGCCGAGGTTAATCTCAAGCCGGAATTTGAGCTTAAGGATTTAAAGGAACTGAAAATTACAGTGGTTCCGAAATCGCTCAAGTTTTCCGGCGCGACCCGGCTGGAATCGGCTAAGGAAGTGCAGATCGACATCGGAGTGCAGAAGAAAACCGCCAATCCGGAGCAACTTGCGGCCTTGCTGCAACTGGTCGAGGAGATCGCCGGGATTTTCGACCGTAAACGCCTGACTGAATACCAGAAAGCGGTGTGCGTCGGGATCGAAAATGAGCCGGTTTACGATCCTGAACATCTGCGGCAGTACCGGCAGTTTACCAGCGTCGTAACGCTGAAATTCCGGGTGACCTGAAATGTTCAACATGCGCGGCCGTTCCCGGTTTGACGCTCGAAAAGTCAGGAAAAAGGCCGAAGCCGGAACGTTCAGGAGCCTGAACCATGCCGCAGCCGCAATTCGCTTGACCGCCAGGCGGAGCATCAGGCGCAGCCCGAAGGAATCCTCCGCCGGTACCCCGCCGCACACCCGGCGCGGTTTGCTGAAACGCTCGCTTCTTTACAACGTGGACAAAGCGAAAATGCGAGCAGTCGTCGGGCCGGCTTATTCCATCGTCGGACGCTCCGGCAGCGCCCATGAATTTGGGGGTAAATACTACGGCAGAAACTATCCCAAAAGGGCATTTCTCGGTCCAGCTTTGAAGATAAATGAGCGACGCCTGCCACTTTTCTGGCGTGGGTCCATTAAATAACTATTTGGAGGTTTTTATGTACAAAATAGGATTTGAAGCGAAGATTTTTTATGGGGCCGCGGGGGCAAAAGCCTCGACGGTCCTCAAACACGTCGCCGATTCGGTGTCATTGAACATCGAAAAAGGCAGCGCGGAGGTAGCCGTGCGGTCGTCCGGCTGGAAAAAAGTGCTTTCCGGATTGAAGGACGCCTCAGTGGAATTTACCCTTGCCGGAGATACTTCCGATGCCGGGTTCCAGGCGATCCAGAACGCCTTTTTCAACGACACGGCGATTGCGCTCTTTATCGCCGACGCGGAGACCGGCGGGGTCGGCTTGGATGCCGACTTTGAGGTGATTTCATTCAACCGCACCGAAGGTCTGGAAGAAGTCATCAATTACGCGGTGAACGTCAAACCGTCCGGCAAGTCAACCCGTGAGCCCAGTTGGGAAGGCGGAGCCGGAGGCGGTGAATAATGAAATGCTTCAAAGATAACCAGAACCGCAACTGGACAATCGTGGTAAATGTCGCCGCGGTTAAACGGGTGCGTTCGCTGCTGGAAATCAACCTGCTGGATGTGGTCAAACTCGATGAGAAGAATCGCCCGAATGTGGACTTGCTTGAACAGTTGGCGTCCGATCCGGTGTTGCTGTGCGATGTGATCTACTGCATCTGCAAACCGGATGCCGATGCGCAGAACATTTCCGATGAGGATTTCGGAGCGGCAATGGGCGGCGACGCTATCGAACACGCCACTACCGCGTTATTGGAGGAACTGGTCGATTTTTTCCCCGAAGCGAAGCGGCTGGTGCTTCGCAAGCTCATGAACGCCGGGGAAAAGGTCAAACTTCAGATGGAGAAAGCGTTGAAGCTGGAACTGGAGAATCCGCAGCTCGACAAGGAACTGGAGAAACAGGTGAAGGAATATATAACTTCATCTACCAGCTCGCCGGAATCCTCGGAATAAACCCCGATCCGTTCACGCTCCGGGAACTTCTGATCATGGCGGATTCCAGGGGACGAGACAACTGGAACCACACCTCGAGCCTTCTGGCGATGCTATTCAATATCAACCGCGACCCGAAAAAGCAGCGGGCCATTTCGCCGGATGTTTTCAATCCGTATGTAACCCGTAAACCCAAAAAAGACACCCGCATGGCTTTCGATTTTATGCGGGAACTTTGGACTGAAAGCAAAGATTAAAAAATTGGAGGAAAAATGATATGTGCTACAAAGGACATCTGGGGATGGTTGGAATTACCGGTCGGGAACCCGATTGGGAAAAAGCCATTCGCAAAAAACGCAATGAACTGCTCGGCGCGCTTTATGCGGCGGTTCCCCAAGCCACCAGCCTTGAAGATGTAATAGACCCGGAGTTTGAAAAGATCGACGCACTTCTCGCAACTCTGCTGAACAAACTTAGAAACTCTCAATAATTAAGGAATAATAATGCCTTCAAGCGCCAACATTCGAGCCGGTGCCGCCTATGTCGAGCTGACTGTGGAAAACAGCGCGCTCATTCGCGGGCTTAAAGCCGCGCAAACCAAGCTGAAGAATTTCAGCCGTAGCGTGACTGCCACCGGTAAAAAGCTGCTGGGAATCAGCGCGATCCTGGCAATGCCGTTTATCGGCGGAGCTACGGTTTTCGCTGATTTTGAGGAGCAGATGGCGAATGTTTCGACGATGCTCGATGAACCGGCAAAATATATGGATTCCTTCAGGAAAGGCATCCGTAAAATGTCGGTCGAGTTCGGCGAAGGCACCGATACGTTGGCGAAAGGGCTATACGATATCCTTTCAGCGTCGATCGATCCGGCCAAGGCGCTGGATGTGCTGGCGGTCTCGGCCAAGGCTGCCAAGGCTGGGATTACCGACACCGGAGTGGCGGCGGACGCGATCACCACCATCCTGAATTCCTACGGCTTGAGCGCGGATCAGGCGCAGAGCGTTTCGGACATGCTGTTCGCCACAGTCAAGCGCGGGAAGACGACATTTGCGGAATTAGCGCCCTCAATCGGGATGGTGGCATCGACCGCCGCCAGCGCGAATGTCCCCCTTGAGGAGCTGGGCGCGGCCATCGCAACCATGACCCGGAACGGGGTCAAAACCGATAACGCGGTGACGGCATTAACTTCGATTATCGCGGCATTCCTGAAACCATCAAAAGAAGCGGCGGCGTATGCAAAAACCCTCGGCTTTGAAATGAGTTCCGCAACGATTAAAGCGGAAGGATTGAAAGGCGTATTTGAGCGGATTAAGAAGCTGCCGCCTGACGCGATCAGCAGACTGTTCCCGAAAATCCGGGCGCTGCGCGGAGTGCTTCCCGCTTTGCGGAACATGCAGGGATTTGTCGAAGATATCGAGCTGATGAAAAACCGCGCCGGGATGACTGAAACCGCCTTTGCGAAAATGTCAAAGACATTGAGCATGGCTTTCAACAGGCTCAAACAGGCGGGCTTGCTTGCGCTCTCCGTAATCGGCGAAGCCCTGGCGGATGATTTGCGTAAAGTTGCGAGTGTGTTTATGCGGGTCATCAGCGCGGTGACAGCCTTCATCAAGCAGAACAAAAAGCTGGTGGTGACGGCGGCAAAAGTAGTCGGAGTTGTCGCGTTGATCGCGGGCGGACTGCTGACGCTGGGGGCGATTGCCGGGACATTGTCCTTCGCCATTGGCGGACTGGTTTCGATTGTTTCTGTATTTACCGGTGTGCTCAGTTTTCTGATCGGGACTGTGGGCGTCATCGTTTCGGTGCTGACCGCCAGTATCTCCGTCTGGTGGCTGGTAGCCGCGGCAGTAGCCGCGGTCGGGGCGACCTTCCTCATCCAGAGCGGGGTTATCGGCAAGGTCATCGACTGGTTCGGGGCGAAATTTGCACAATTAAAAGCCTTTGCTGTTACCGCGTTTGACGGCATCAAAGCGGCGTTGGCTTCCGGAGATTATTCCCTGGCGGCGCGGATACTCTGGCTGAGTTTGCAGGTCGCCTGGCAGAAGGGAATAAGTGTGCTTTTGGGCTACTGGATCAGCTTCAAACAGGCATTCATGACCGCGACGCTGGAAACGTTCTATGGGGCGCTTAGCATCATTACCGATTCCTGGGCCAGTCTCAAATCCGCCTGGGTGAGTGTGGTCGGTTTCCTGAAAAAGTTCTGGATCGGGTTTACCGGGGCGATCATGAAAGCCTGGAACAGCACTTTTGCCTGGCTCGCTAAAAAATGGCTCGACATAAAAGGCATGTTCGACGATTCCATCAATGTTGAGGCAGAACAGAAAAAAATCGACGCGGAAGCGGCAAAGAAAAATGCCGGAGAAGATGCGGCTTACAATCAGATCGACGCCGATTCCCAGAAACAGAAATCCCAGATTGAACAGCGCAGGCAGATCGAACAGGATGCCATCGGCCAGCAGATGGCGGAAGATATGAAGCAGCATAATGCGCAGTATGCCGATGAGTTATCCAAATCCCGGCAGGCATTGACTGACGCCCGTAAGGAATGGCAGGCGGCGATTTCCGAAGCGAAAAGCAAGTCCACGGACACTAAAAAAGCGGACGGCGGTCCGGCGAAAAACGCGATGGGCAAGCTGAAGGATGCTGGCGGCGCGGTAGCGACGGCGCAGGGCAAAGTGAAAGTACAGGGTTCTTTCTACGCTCAGGCTTCGCAGTCGCTTTCCTCCGGCACCGCCGCCGAACGCACCGCCAAAGCCTCCGAAGACATCAAGAAAAACACAAAGAAAACCAACCAGCTTCTTAAGGAAAAGAACTCCGGCGAGCTGGCTTTCGAATAAAGGTGAATAATGGAAACAAAAATTGAACCGGCGTTTTTTGACCGGACCCAGGCAATCGACAATGACGGCAACTATACGACCGCCGAAATTCCGTATTTCGTTTTTGAAGTTGAAGACGAAAGCGCGGCGATTGAGTTTGCCCTGGCGAATGTGCCGCTTTTGTATAACAGCATTCCGCTGGAATCCATCGAGATCGACGAACGCATCAGCTCGAATGTATTCAAGATCACGGCGCAGTACAAGGCCGGGTTCGATGAAAATACTCTGTCCGGGAATGAGGAGCCCGATCCGGTTTATTCATTCGACACCGGCGGCGGTACTCAACATTTGACGCAGTCATTGAAAACCGTCGCGAAATATCCGTCCACCGCTCCGGATTACAACGGAGCTATTGGTTATGATGGTGAAAACGTCAAAGGTGTTGACGTTACTATGCCGGTGATGAATTTTTCCGAAACCCACTACCTGAAACCGAGCAAGGTTACCACCAAATACAAGAAAAACCTCGGCGAACTGACCGGAAAAGTCAATGACGGCTCGTTCAAGGGCTATTCAGAAGGTGAAGTGCTGTTCATGGGGGCGACCGGTTCTCGCCGGGGCGATTCCCGCAGCGATTTGTGGGAAGTTACCTACAAATTCGCTATGTCGGCCAACCGCAAAAATATCAAGGTCGGCGATCTGACCGTCTCCGAAAAGAAAGGCTGGGATTACTTGTGGGTGCGCTATGCCGATGATGTGAAGGACAAGAAAACCCTGGTCAAGAAACCGATAGCCGCCTATGTCGAAAAAGTTTATGAGCGTAAGGATTTAGGCAAGTTGGGGATCGGGAGATAGGTAACATTATGAATAAAGTTTCGACCGGCGAAAAATTCAAGGTCAAGGCCAATACCTGGAACTCGTTTATCGACGCGGCGAATTATCATAAGAATCATCAGCTCAGACTGGGGTCCGAGGCGCTGCGCGGCAATGCAAAAACCGGGATCGTCCTGGTCAGCAACGACAGCGGTAGCCTGCTTGAACAGTTTTCCCCGGTAATTCTGGATAACCTGATAATCCAGCCGGACAATGACGAAAAAGAGCAGGAATTTAAAAGCCGCGTCCCGGTATTTTCCGGGAAAAAGGTCTCCGCCGACAATAAGGACAAGCCGTTTGCGATCCTGCAGGTTCCGCTTGAAGCGGCAAAGCTCGGCAAGGCGCTGCTTCAGGGGATCACCCCGGCAAAGATCAATATCGCCAACGAGTCGCACGAATTTGCGAAACTTGACGCGAGTGAACTGGTTTCAACAAACAGCGGGATCGGCAGAATCCTCTGGAAAGAAAGCGGCACCGGCGAAAAATGGGCGCTTTTGCAGCTTGGCGGGGGCGATTCCGGCGGCAACAACTACAGCGGTTTTTTCCGGTTGACCGCCGATGAGGATAATGAAAACACCATCAAGGTCGTCGATGGCAGCGATACGCTGGGAGACGAAGACTGCGGCGTTTTTGTTTCCGGGATCGACAAGATAACCGTGCCGGTAAAAACGCTCTCCATAAGTGGTGAATCCTATGTCGTTTTCGAGGCGGTTTACGCTGACGAAGAGTGGACTACCGAGATCAAAGCGCAAAGCTCGTTTCCGGAATTCACCGCCAACAAGTTCACCGCGCTCCTTGGCGTGGTCAAATGGAACTCCGAGGAAAGCGCGACGGGCGAGATCGTCCAGATCTGGAATAACGGAATCATCTACAACAACAGGTACTCATAATGACCATCATAAAACCCATAAAATGGAGCGACTGGACCGGCCTGCCGATACTGGCGCTGCCATCGGTCAAAGGCCATGAAATGTACGAGGCGATCCGGGAACGTATCGAATATCTGTTCCCGGAAATGAACGCCGATGAAATGCCGTCGGCGCTGAAACCTATGGTGGAAAACTTCAACCCGAATGAGGATTACAAGGTCATGGAGCGCCGGATGCATGACGCCGTAACTGAATTAATTCCGTGGTACCGCAACTGGACAAGCGACGACGCCAGACTGTGGAACGAGGCCGACTTGCTGGCGGCGCTGGAAGAGGATGAACGCCTGGTGCCTAATCCGTATTTTCTCTCGGCAAGATGGCTTAAGCAGATGTTTCGGATCGTCAATTACCTCCGCAAAAAAGAGGACATTATTTCGATCACCTGGATAGATGAAGCCGAGTCCGGCTACACATCGGGAACCACCTACGACGAACATAAGGCAATGTTCGAAGAGACCATCGGTTTTTATACGGCGGTAATCCAGCCAGGGGGGAGTAATTCCGGGCAGATTTTCGGTAGTTCCGGCAGGCCGTCGAACGTGCTTTACTATTCCTGCGAGCGCGATCCGTGCAACTCCATGACGCCTTTTATCATGGCATTGAACGCGCTCAAATCGCAGTATTTCGCGACGAAGTACACCATCGGACTGTTCGTCGATACGTCCGGTTCAATGAGTATGAGCACCATTCAACCGGCCTACGATAATTTCGTCGCCTACATCAATGAATTTTACCCCGATTCCCGCCTGGTTGAACGCTCCGCCGGGAATGAAGCCTGGCTCATCTGGACAAAAGAATACATCGACCAGTTGAGCTTTAATTTCGAATATAAGGAAGAAGAACAGGATGTTTGAAGACCTTCAACAAATAATTTTATACGTCAAAGCCGATTCGACGGTCGGGGAGATCGTCGATGAGTACGGGCAGAGTACTTCCGTCAGCAAAGCGATCACCCGCGGGGTGGAGGCGCTTTTGTGTTTGCGGGTGCTGCGCGACGGCGATGCCTATCCGTTTGAACAGTTGAGCGCATTCGTTTCCTGGGACTGCCTGCTGGACAACGACTGGAACACGGCCACCGTTCCCAAGCTCCGGGCGGACAATGAAAATATCACCGTGGTTTCCGGGATATTGAATGCCGGTACCGACGAGGAAAAAGCCTATACGGAAATCCGCATCCCGCTATTGGAAACCGATACCGTCGAACTCAATGAAGTTATTTCCGGCAAAGATGATGTTACGCTGGGACTCGAACTTTGCGGATTCGTTGCCGGACGGACCAAACCCGCTTTTGTATTGCAGTTCGATCTGCCGGTACGCAACCGTCGCGGCAGCGCCGGGATGGGCTCACCGACTCCGGTCGGTGAAGGCAATTACTGGACGACCGAACAGACCAAGGCCTACATTCAGCAGTCTTTGGACTATCAGTTTTCCGAAGACAACGAAGACTGGCACGAAGTCCAGACTGCTGAGGATGTGTACTTCCGTTCACGCTTTCCGGAAGGTGAATGGAGCGACACTTACGGCATTCCCAAGGGCAAGGACGGAAACAATCTGGTACCGTCCGCTTCCGGCACGCTGGCGGAGCGCGATAATTACGACGATGAACTCAAGGGTTTTGTCTACGGCGTGCCGGAAGAGTCGGCGATTTACTTCAAACTTTCCGATGCTTCCGGTGACTGGTCGGAGGTATATCCAATTATTCAATCTCAAGGCGAAAAGGGAGAAAAAGGCGATCCCGGAGACGTTGGTCCGCAGGGCCCGCAGGGCGAGAAAGGAGATAAGGGCGACACTGGTGACCGTGGGCTGCCCGGCGATACTGGAGCCAAAGGCGACAAGGGGGATCAGGGAGATAAGGGCGATCCCGGAGAAAAAGGCGATGGCGTAAAGATTGACATGGCCGGGACGCTGGATAATAAAAGTGTCTACGATGACGCGGAGCGCGGGTTTACTTACCTTGATACCGATAATAACCATATTTACCTGAAATTGTCCGATGCTTTCGGTGACTGGAGCGATCCTGCGCCGGGCGGTATCCAGGGGATTAAGGGCGAAAAAGGCGACACCGGGAACACCGGACCGCAGGGTCCGAAAGGTGAAAACGCCGTGGTCGAGCCGGATTTTGTGTTCACGGCGGAGGATGTCTTCGGCGGTTCGCTGGTTCTGGATGGGACTAAAACTATAGCTCAGATCGAACTTTACGATGCTATGGGAAACGGCCTCGCGGTAAAAACCGGCGACCCCGACAGCCCGGTGATGATCCAGACGGAATACGCCAACAATCAGACGGTGATCTACTTCGGGCAGAGCGATGTCACTAACGGTGGGCGGATTCGCTTCGCGCAGGGAATTTCCGGGGAGAGTCTGTACCAGATGTGGCTTTCCGCGGGCAACACCGGAAGCGAGGAAGATTACCTCAACTGGCTCCGGGTGCATGATGGTTCCCGCCATGAGTTCACTCAGGATGATCTGGAGAATAAAATTCTCACAATCGACGCGCTTCTGAACGTTGTCGCGATTGCCGATGACAATGGAACCCAATGGCAGCTCCCCCAGAACGCCGTCAGCTACGGTATTAACTCGACCGTGGTGAAATTGGCGGGAATCATGGCCATGAAAGACATCATCGAAATTGCCGGAACCTGGCAGTTGATCCTCGGCGGCGGCGATAAGGGGGAAAGAGGCGAAGACGGCGTTCCCGGAGCCGACGGAACGGTAGAATTTGAGGAATTAACCCCGGAACAGGTAGAGTCCCTTAAAGGCGAAAAGGGAGATCAGGGCGATCCCGGAGACATCGGACCGCCGGGACCGCAGGGCGAACAGGGTATCCAGGGGATTCAGGGCGAAGAGGGAGATTCCGCTTATCAGGTCTGGCTGGACTCTGGAAATACCGGAACTCCTGATGATTACCTCAACTGGCTCAGAGTCCAGGGGGCGCGGCATGATTTCACCCAGGACGATCTGGTTGGGGAAATCCTCACGGTCAACGCCTTAATGAACATCGTCGCGGTTATCGATGACGGCGGTACCCAATGGCAACTGCCGCAAAACGCCGTCAGCTATACCGCCAGCTCGACGATAGTGGATTTGTCCGGGATCATGACGATGAAGAATATCTCCGTCATCACCGGAACCTGGCAGTTGGTGCTTGCCGGAGGCGATAAAGGAGATAAAGGCGATCAGGGCGACCCCGGCGTTGACGGCACGGTGACGTTCGAGGAATTGACTCCGGAACAGATCGCTATGCTGAAAGGCGACAAAGGCGACAAAGGCGATACTGGTGATACCGGAGCTCAGGGGCCTCAAGGCGAACAGGGTATTCAAGGTGAACAAGGCATTCAGGGCGATGTCGGCCCGGTGGGACCGCAAGGTGAACAAGGGCTCCAGGGTGAGCAGGGGTTGCAAGGGATTCAGGGGATTCAAGGAATCCAGGGCGAAACCGGAGCGCAGGGTGAAAAAGGCGATACTGGAGATTCCGCTTATGAGCTGTGGATCGCCGCCGGGAACAGCGGAACGGAAGCTGATTTTCTTTCCTATGTGAACGGGGAAAAAGTCCGGGTCAACCGCCAGACCGGAACTTCCTACACGCCGGTTCTTGCCGACGCCGGAAAGATAATCGAAATGAACAACGCCGACGCCAATACCGTAAATCTGCCGCTCTATGCGAATACTCCTTTCGAAGCCGACATGGTTTTCGCCATCGACAGGATGGGAGCCGGAGAGACTTCCATTGTCTGTGACGCAACGGCAACGATCAACGGCACGGCCGGGGCGACCGTGTACATCCTTACTCAATACTGTGGGGTATCCGTCCGGGTTTTATCGGCTGATAACTGGTTAATTCAAGGAGTTCTCGACTGATGAATCCATTAAAACTTATAAACAGATACAGGAAACACAGCAAGGCTGTAAACGTCCAGTTTGTCGCGGACAAGTCCACTGCCGCATTCACCGTCAAAGCGCCCGCCGGTACAACCCTCACGGTCAATTGGGGCGACGGCACTCCCGCGGAGGATTTCGCGATGACCGGAAATTCCGTTTCCATGTCGCACGATTACGGCACGGAAAAAGACCGGGGCGTCAAATTCAGCGGAAGTGCCAATGCCCAGATAACCTATCTTGCGTGCAGGAGCAATTTCAAATATGTAAATTTGGCAGAGTACACGGAACTGACCTATCTGGACTGCTATCGCAACAGATTGACCGAGCTTGATTTAAGCCAAAATATCAAGCTGGCAACATTAAAATGCGTTAATAATTTTGAATTGGCATCGCTCATTATCAGCGACAATTGCAAAACCACGCTGGAAAGAGTGGAAATGTCCAGCGCGGATGGGATAACCGCACTTGATCTGAGCGGTTTTACCGCTTTGACATATTTTGATTGCTGGGGTTCGGAATTATTGGCAAATTTAAATTTCAGCGGCTGCACGTCACTGGCGACCTTGAGGTGTTTTTCCTGCAGAATTTCCTCGCTGAATGTCTCCGGCTGTACGGCATTGACGGAACTGCAATGTTATTTCAATCAAATAGGTTCGCTCAATATCAGCACTTGTGCCGCGTTAACGGAACTCAATTGTTTTGATAATAATTTAAGTTCGCTGAATATATCCGGCAATCCGGCGTTGACGCAGCTTGATTACGGGCGCAACAATATAAGCAATGTGGATATCAGCGCCCATACGGGATTGATTGAGCTGGGATTCGCGGAAACTCCGATAGCGTCTATTGATTTGAGCGCGCACACGGCGTTGCTGCATTTAGCGTGCCGGCAGTGTTACAATTTGACCTCAATCAATATCAGCGCCCAGACGCTTCTACAATACTTCGACTGTTCGCTGTGTACCGGAATCGCGAGCATCGACGTAAGCCATAATCCCGAGCTGAAAAACCTGTGGTGCGATTCCATGGGATTGTCCGATCTCAACATCAACAGCAATTCCAAACTGGAGTTTTTGTGGTGCCAGGGCAATCATTTCTCCTCGGCGGTGATAAACGCGCACTTGGCGAAACTGGTCGCGAGCAATGTAGATGCTTTCACCATGAGTTATTCAGCGGCAAGTCAGACTCCTCCTGCGCCGCCCACCGGACAGGGAATTGCCGACAAAGCCACACTGATCAGCAGAGGCTGGAGTGTTTCAACCGATTAAATTTAGGAATCGCAATATGCAAATTTTAAAAGTCAGAACCATTACTGAATTCGAGACCGCCGAAGTTCCGGAGGGATCATTGCTGGTTTTCCCGGAACGGCAGGTCGATGGCTCCTATCTCTGGCGCTGCAAAGACCCAGAAAACAATACCGGAACTATCGGTACCGGCGTGGAAAGCGTCAACGGCAAATCCGGGACTAATATTGTTCTGGACCATTCCGATGTCGGGGCCGTGGCCGAGGATTTGAACGCCGAGTACGGCCGCCCGGATACGCTGCTGTCCCAGATGATGTTCTTCATCCGCAACGGCGCGGTGAATCTCTACGCCACACTTGCCGACCTGAAGAATTTTCTGACCGGATATTTCGCCGATATCACTCACAATCACACCACTTCTGAAATCACTGATTTCCAAACCGTCATCGAGTCCAAGCTGGATAAGGCGCTGCTGGTTCCGACTACGGCAGTGTATATCGACGGCAACCGTACCGACAACTATACTGAAGACGGCTCGCTTGCTTATCCTTATAAAACCATCGCCGCCGCTTCCGCCGCGCACCAGGAACCGGTGTCATATTTTATCGCCAAGGGAACTTATGCAGAAACCGATGAAATCAATCTTTACGCGGACAGCGTGGTTTACGGGGCCTACTCGACTGTTTCAGGCGCGGCGATCAATATCGGCGAAGGCTGCTATATCCATAACCTCATGTTTTTTAATACCGTGAATGTGGGCGTCAACGGCAACTCGCCGATGTTTCATTATTGCCGCTTCATGGGGGCGACGCTGAACCTGGACGGAGCGACGGATTTTGACGGGTGTTATATTTCAGGAGCCACAACGTTTAATATAACCATGACTGCGGCTTATCCGCTCCGGGCGTTCAATACCAGCTTCAATACGGTTATTTCCGCCGCCTGCTGTATGTATTTCAACGACTGCGCCTTTAACGTTGCCTCCGGTGGTTATGCGGTAAGCTCCACCGGGGGACTGCTCTCCATGGTAAGCTGCCTGGTGTACAACACTTCCACCGGCGGAGGGATTTCCTGCGATAACGGCGCTGACGGTATCACGACTTACAACTTCCTGTCAACGGTAGCCACTAACAAAGACATCGCCTGCGGCACGGCGGTATCGATCCTCGGCGGCGACGTCCAGTATGCCTCATTAACCGGGGTAGCGGTGCTGTTTCCGGCGAGAATGCAAACCGCCCTGGCGGCCAAAGCGGCCGTCGACCACAACCACGATGCTGTTTATGCTGCGATTGACCACAGCCACAATGAATACGCCTTGACTGGGCATAACCATGATGGAGTCTATTCCGTAATCGGACACAGCCACGCCATTGATGAAATTACCGGTTTGCAAAATACCTTGGACTACAAGGCGGCAGTTGATCACAATCATGACAATGCCTATTCCGCAATCGGCCACTCTCACAGTGAATACGCGTTGACCGGACATAATCACAATGGAGTTTATTCCGCGGTCGACCACGGCCATGCCGTTTCGGATGTAACCGGACTGCAGACAGAGTTGGACGGCAAACAAACCAAGGCCGCCGCCTATAACCTGGGAACCGGGCTGACTGGGGCTATTTCGCTGAATATCGCCAATGGCGACACGCAATACGGCGCTCTTTCCGGCGCGGCAACGCTGGCTTACGGCGCAATCGGCAATCTGGAGGAAGGCCAGGGATTTATCCTGCAGCTCGACAACGCCGCCGGGCAGACTTTCGAGTTCGCCTCGGAAATATTCGGGAACATCCTGATTCTGGATTCCGGCAATACCGGCATTTACAAAATAGCCTTTTCAAAAGTCAACGGCAAAATCTGTTACGATGGCAAAAGCGAGGTGTACTGCTGATGAATATTTACAAATTGATGCGGCATGTCAATTCCGGACAGAGAAATGATTTTGCCGGTTTTACCATGATCCAGAACCGCAGTTACCCTGAAACAATCAACGCGGTCAACGGCGCGGTAAACGAGAATTTCGCGGCTTTCTTTCCGTGGAGTTATACCGGTTCCACTTCGACGCTTTCCATTTACCGGATCAACTGGCCGTTCCGGACGCTGGAGCATATTCAGGATTTATCTTTTCAAACTATCGGATACTGCACACCGCAGATTTCACTGTCTGGAAATATCCTCGCCGTCGGGCATCAGACAAATAAGAAAATCTATCTCTATGAATTCAGCGAGGCGGCCGGAGAGTTTGTTTCCACGGCGACGCTGGAAAACAGCAATGACGACGGCTTCGGTTCCGGCGCGATCCTCTACGGCAGCGAACTGGCGGTCGGCTGCACTTCCGGCAGTTCAAGTATTCGAGGAGCGTTCCGCATTTTCGAGCGGCAGGACGCGGCCACCTGGAATCAGGTTTACGCGAAAACCGAGGCGACCCATTTCAACTACGGTTACAAGATAAATTTTCATAACGGCATGGCCCTGTGCGGCCTTGATGTTTACGGGCAGACCTGCGACATCTTCATGAAGCAGAACGGCTCATGGAGCTTTATCGAACGCTCCGACTTTACCGCCGGGATCGGCGGCGGCAGCGGAGACACGCTGATCCGGCCGATGCGTTCGACCGAGGATTCGCCGATTACCGGCACTAATTATGTTATTCTGCAAGTTCAGAAACGGGTCGGTAACGCTTGGGAACTCAACCGGGAATTCCATCTTTACAAGGCATACGGCAATTATGCCGGGCTCTTTCCGCTGGTCAGGTTCGGCGGCGACGGCAGCATGGTCTACACCTCCAAAGGCGCCTACGCTTATTTTAATCTGGCCGACGGGGAATATCAGCTTGTCCAGGAGGCCGCTTATTCTGAAATTAACGTTCAAAATATCGGTGAAAGTCTGCTCGGCTATCATGCCGCGCCCGACGGCTCGCACGCCGCGATATTCATGGGACAGTACTCCATCGTCAAAAGCTATCTCTTCATAAAATAAGGAAAATGTAATGCAGATTTTGAAAGTAAAAACCCAGGCTGATTTCGATGCGGCAGGGGTGAAAGAAGGAACGCTGCTGGTCTTTCCGGAACGGCAGCCCGATGGCTCCTATGTGTGGAAATACAAGGATTCCGGCGGCAATACCGGGTCACTGGGAAGCGCATCGGCCGAAACTTCCGGCATTGTTTGTGCCACCGGAGCCGGGGTGACCGCCGGGATGCTGGTCTACCTTGCCGATGTTGCCGGAACCTTGACCTGCCTTCCAGCCGGTCTGTCGAGTCATGCCGCGGACGCCTGCGTCACCGCGCTTTCCGGCGGAAACGCGGTACTGACGCAAGGCGGCATTGTCACACTGGAAACCGGAATCGACGCGGACAGTGAACTCTTCCTCGGCGTCAACGGCAGTTTTACTGGCACAGCTCCAACCGTCTCCGGTGAAATCGTCCAGAAAGTCGGCCGGGTTATCGACGCCGCTACCGTATTACTCAACCTCCAGCCGGGGAGGATAATTATCTGATGAATGCTCCGATATTTAATATACAAGTTGCGACAGCGACTTCGATCAAACAGTATTTTAAGTGGGTGTCAGGAGTTCATAATACTTTTACATTGACTGATTGTTCGGTTGCGAATATCAATGGTGTTTATGAATTTTTAACTGACGCCAGGGATCAGTACAACAACCTGCGGGAATACTATCAAAACCAGGGAGATTCCGACATGTATATCGTGATTTATTATTCGGAATGGGGCGATACCAGCATTTATTTCTGCGAGTATACCGGCGATATTACCACAGTCGATCCCTGGTCTTGTGATCTCCTGATCTATTATACCGGCCTCGGACTTTTCGATGAGGTATATTGGCAGGAGCCGCAGGTGACCATCGACACCATGCCAACCGTAGTAACCACTAATGCCGGGACCGGATTTTTCAGTTATAAGCTTGATGAAGAAGCTTGGAATGTTGATGCCGAAACATCCGAATATATAGTTGAAAATCTGGCCGACGGCTCGAATCACACTTTTTACGTCCGGGAAAAACTCCTCGACGAAACTTACAGCGACATTGCCGAGTGTGCATTTAATGTCGTTTTCAGCAGCGGCAATATTCAGCTCAAGCCGCGGTTTACCGCCATGGCGACCGACCTCGGTGCTATCGACGTCGAGTTTACTTTCCCGTCCTATGATTCGAAGCTCTTATCCGGGCTGAGCCGGGACGCTCTCGGCATTAGCGGGTTGTTCGTCAACTGCGGAGCGAAAAACGGCGCATCCTGTTATCACAACGGCGATTATTACCTGTGGTATTCGGTAAAGTTCACCCGCTGGCTGGTCACTATGCAGGATTATTTCAATGACGATGCCAATATGTACGACTACTACGAAAGTTATCTTTACGCCAACGACCAGACCGCTCCCGACACCTGGGCGACCGGAACCTGGTATATCGGCATGATGGGCGATATGTCGCTTTCGGGAACGCCAGCCTGGGCAAACGGGACGTTCAACGTGATTCCGCTGGGCATGGGAATCTGCCGTTACCAGGTCAACGGCGGGAATTACGTCGAACTTGCTCAGGGAACAGATGTTTTTACATTGCCGGTAAGTCTTGGCAGTTCCTACAGCGTCAAAATCTCCGAGTTGCTGGACAACGGCCTGTGGTCACCGGAAGTCGAGATGGCGATAGACTGCCATCTCCTGACCGCTCCGAACATTGCCGCTGCCGATGGTATAACCGAAAGCGACGGCGGCCGCAACGTCGCCTTCAATTGGAGCGGAGTCGGCTACAGTTTGGACTTCAACGGCACAAGTCTGCAGACGCCGGTATTCTGGGACAAGTCGCAGGAAGAGCCGCTGGACGGCTATCCCGAAGCCGGAGTCATTTACATTACCAACACCGACACTTCGGCAAGCGGCAGTTTCTGCGCCGTCAAGCTACTGCCGAACACCACCTATCGTCTGAACGTGCCCTGGCGCGAGGGCAATATGTATGATTCGGTCTATTACCCTGATCTGTCGACATTCATCGCTAAGCACGATTACGAGCATGCCTGGGAGGAAGTCGCCACCGGTGAAAACGGCGGACTGTGGATTTACGCGGTTCATGATCAGGGCAGTTGGGGCGACTGGAAACTGGCCTGTGATCCTGCTCCGGAGGAAATCACTCCGCAGGATATCGGAGATTTCTACCATATGATAACCGGAGGCTTCTGCGGGACCGGAACTTTCCGTTATCATGTAAATTCAGGGCCGTGGAGCGAGGAAACCACTGACCTCCGGGCACTGCAGATGTTCCAGCTTCCCACCGGAAACCACACCATTTACCTCGAGGAAAAATCATCCAACGGCGTCTGGAGCGAAACCGGCACGCTTGTGTTTAGCGTCATCAACGGCGCGGAAGGCGTTAATGGCGACAGTGGTATTACCGTTCCGGCCGGAAAATTTTTAGTCATGTTTGATCCCGCCACGAGGCGCGAGTTCCTCTGGGACGGCGCTTCCCCGGCAGATAATCTTGAACCTTTAACGGAGTAATTTTTTATGAAAAATCTGTTTATTATCGTTTCGCTGGCATTCATTCTAACCGGCTGCCGCAGTTCCTGGACTACCGAAACTTTGCGCTCACGCCCTGAAATCGATTTGCGGCTTGAACAGGAAGCCAAACAGGTTTCCGAATCGGCGGAAAAGATCGACGGCCTCAGCGACGATCGGCAGGTCGAAAAAGAAACCTTCAAGCTGAAAACCGTATCAGCGTCATTGTTGCAAAAAGCACAGAAAAACTTGCAAATCGACATCTACGTCAAAAAGGTCGAAGACAAATTGATAGAATACGAAAACGACCAGAAACGCCGGATTACCACCATATTTTTATGGATGCTTTCAGGCGGCTGCCTCTTGATAATCGCCGGAATTGCGGTGATCGTGTTCGGCAGCCAGGCGGGCATGAGCGGGCTGGGCATCCAACTCCTGGCTATCGGTGCGACGCTGGTCGGAGTCAGCTACACCATGATCGCCTATCCGTGGATAGCCCTGACCATCGGCATTGCGGTATTCAGTTTCGGGATGCTCTATTTCCTGTGGAAGTACGTCATCGCCCAGAAACATCTGTTCAAAACTTCCGATGAACTGAAATCCACTGATGAAGCCCTCAAAGATTCAATCCGTTCCGCTGAGGCTATCAAGGAGCTCGGCTGGAATCCGCAGACCAGGCAAGTCCTCAACACCATCCAAAGCCCCAAATCCAAACAGTTGATCGGCAAAATCCGAACATCAGATAAAAATTAAAAAAATACTTTGAATTAAGTTCAAATACTGATTTGCATAGTTGCGATACCGGAGACAACTATACGACACCGTTAAGGACCCGCCAGGGAATGTGAAAGGCGCTCCGCGCATCGGGAGTACGGTAGAATTTCTGCCGTGCTCCCACCTTCTTGCAAACTGAAAATCCCGGTCATTTTGCGTGCTCAAGGCATTAATTCCGTAGATGCGTTAAAAACGCTTAATTAGTTGATTATTAATGCTTTACGACTTGCTATTGTCGCATTAATGCTTTATACTGTACATAGATTAAGATAAAGCATTGAACCTCAACAAGATAAGGAGATTGAAAGATGAACGCGAATAACACGGCAAGCCGGAAGATCAAAGCCCACAAACAGTACACTGAAGCGGATTATGCCCACCTGAGCGGCAAGGGTTACACCAACGCCGAAATCCTCAAAATCTGGGACCGGGATCAAGCCGAAGGCACTTTGCCAGCCGGAAGAACCTTCACCGACGAAGAAATCGTTAATTTTTACATCGGCAAATAAACAGGGAGGACGGAAAAATGACAAAGACGGCAAAAAACGAACACGCCAGACTGAAAAAGGAAAATGAAAAACTTTTGAATCTGATAGGAGCCGAACTCAAAAAACGAAGCAACGATAACCCGAGCTGGGGACGGGTTGGCGATCTCGGACATGCAAAGGAAAAGATGCTGGAAGTCCTGATCTTCCTCAGGAACGCCCGCGACGAAGAGTTGATGCGTGAACAAATTGAAAAGGAGTTGCAATCATGAACACCAACGAAGCATTATTAGAGGAAAACCGGATCATCCATTACCTGATGTCGGAACTAAACGGAGAAGCGGACAGTGCCGCCGAGGAATGGGAGAACTGGGCGGATATAATCGATCAGGAACGGGTTAGCCGAATGCTGCGCGAGATGTTTACCGGCATGCTGGTCGCGGAAGGCAAATGCACCGAATTCAACTCAAAAAATTATATAAACCAACTTATAAAGGAGCACGGAAAAAAATGAACGCAAACGAAATCATCGTCGGAAAAAAGTATGCCGTGAAAGTCGGCAGAAATGAAATCGAAGTCACCGTAACGGAAAAAACCGAACGCGGCTGGCAGGTCGCATCCGCTTCAGGGAGAGTTTTCCCGGTCAACAGCAGCGAAAGATTCGTCAAGTGCCTTGAACAGCCGGAAGAACCCAAGCCTCAGCAGTCCGCTCCCAAAAGCAAACTTTCCATGCTGGACGCGGCGGCGGAAATCCTGAAAGGAGCATCGTATCCGATGTCTGCAAAGGAACTCATCGTTGCCATGGAAGAAGCGGAACTTTGGAAATCCGGCAGGGGCTTGACCCCGGCTAATTCCTTATCAGCAGCCTTGAATAGAGAGATATCCCTGAAGGAAAATCCGCGTTTTCAAAAGACGGGCAAAGGGATGTTTACTCTTACGCAGGCTGAATAAAAACAATATTAATCCCCATTTTCTATCAGGGCGGGTTTAATTTCCCGCCCTTTTATTTCCGCTGAAATCCCCTGTTCCGGCGTTATTTAAAAGATATTTAAAAACAATGCAAATAGTTTAAAATAAACAACTTACACAGCTTGCTATATCGCAACACATCGTTTATACTGTACACAGAATAAGATAAGATGTTGAATGTTAACGGCTTAACAACAAAAGGAGATTGAAAGATGAACATGCAGGATTTAAAATGGGGCATCGAAATCGAAACGGTAAAAATCGAACGCCGCAAAGCAGCCGAAGCAGTACAAAGCGTAGTCGGCGGAACCATCGCCCACGAAGGCGGAGCTTACGACTGTTACAGCGTTACCGACCTGAGAGGGCGCAAATGGAAAGTTGTCAGGGATGCTTCACTGGTAACCGTTCCATCGCACCTCCAGTCGGAAGTCGTCAGCCCGGTAATGACCTTTGAAGACATTCCGCAACTGCAGGAAGTCATCAGGGCCCTGCGGAAAGCCAAGGCCCGCTGTCATTCATGTTGCGGTATTCATATCCACGTTGAAAGTGCTCCTTTCGATGCGAAAAAGCTCGGCAACCTCGCCAAAATGATTTACAAAAACGAAGAGCTTTTCATCCACGCCCTCGGCATCCGGGAATCAAGGTTGGCGAATTACACCCGTCGGATGGACGAAGGCTTCATCAGACGCCTCGACCGCCAGAAACCCAAAACCATGGATGAACTCAACCGGGCGCTTTACGGTCACCACAACACGCGCCCGACTCATTACCAGCATGAACGCTACCACATTTTAAACCTGCACAACGCCTTTTATGCCAACACCGTTGAGTTCAGAGCGTTTGAAAGTACCCTCCACGCCGGAAAAATCAAGAGCTACCTTTTCCTAAGCCTTGCCCTCGCGGCAAAAGCCCTGAATTCCAAGGCGGCATCCAGCCGGAAAAAGGATTTTAACCCCGCCAGCGCAAAATACGATTTCAGGGTGATTCTCCTGAGCCTCGGTTTTATCGGAGACACTTTCAAGAACGCCCGCAAACACCTTTTAGCCAACATGCCCGGCGATTCGGCTTGGAAAAATGGCCGTCCGCAACGGGCTGAAGCATAAACATAAACCGGGGGAAAAAGCCCCCAAACGGAGGTAAAACCATGATTAAACTGCAGATGCACCAGACGACTCTTAACGGCAAACCGCTTTCCGAAACCGGAAAGGTTATTTCGGGAGCGGACGCCTATGAGGTAATCGAAGCGATGAAGCTCCAGTCGCCGTTCACGGCGGACATGACGGCAAGGCAGTACATCGACAATATCCTTGCCAAAATCCTGCCCGAAGGCGAAGCGACCGAGCTTGACGCAACCGAATTTTTAACCAAGCTCGCGGAACAAGGATTCATTTCCTTCCTGCCCGAGGATGACCACTATCCGGCGAACCTGATGGAAGTGCTGGAAACGATCCGGCAGTCCGGCGCGACCAACATGCTGGACGCTCCGGTAGTTGCCGGACTTGCTACTCAAATGGGCGAAGTTGAGGTTGCAAACTGGATCGACGCTCATCGGCGTGAATATTCTGAAATTATTTTTAACGGCAAATCAAACCATCAAACAATGGAGGTGAAAT